CAACTGCGGACCAACTCCGATAATCTGCAACAGAGTTTTAGCCTTCTCTTTGCTAGTCTGCTCCATGAATTTTGGCAAATTGATAGCCAACTCCTCAACGAAGCTATCAAGCAAGTTTTGACCAGCCTTGTTACCACTCGGGTCAATGACCTTGAGAGTGCTGTTCTTTCCACTACGCTCCACAATCAAGCCGTTTGATAGCGTGATTTTTAAGCTAGGCGGAATTGTACTGCCTTTTCTCTGAGCTTGGCTCGGTTTATACTTATTACCACCCAGCGCCCAAGCAATCGCGTCCAGCACGCTTGTCTTACCTTGGTTGTTATTTCCACCCACGATTGTTAAGCCAGTTGCTGACGGCTCTAATTTGACCGCCTTCACGCGCTTGACGTTTTCGATTTCTAGTTTATTGATTGTTACCATCTTCTACTCCTTAACTAACCCTACAGGCGGTTCTACATCATACGTAAATTGCTTATCTGAACTTCTCAGGTTCATGCGTGCAATATTACTTGCTATTCGCTGGCGCTCTTGCTGTTTCATTTCAGCGTGGTCATCTAGTTTATTTACTAGCGACCACAGGATGATTCCAACAATTGTTACCATGTAAATGTACTCCATCATTTTGCATTTTCCTTTTCTTTATAGATTGCTACGATTCCTTCAAGATCTGCTATACGCTGATTTGCTTGTTGATATTTCTCTTGAAGGTCAATCAATGCTCTGTTTAAATCCAAAGCTACGATTCTCCAGTCAGTATTTATTTCTTTTTCCAACCAGTTTTTTATTTTTGTTAAAAAGTTCATCCGACTGACCTCATTTTCTTGCTTTTTACCATTTCTTTCTTCCAAGTTTGAGTTCCACGATATTGCAGATATTCGTCAAAGCCTTTGATTGTGACGAGCTGGCCATCATTCCTAAGATGTTTCTGTTGGCTAGGTAGCTTTTTCATCTCTCGTCTCATGTCTCCCGCTTGTCGCTTTGAGCATCCAAAGATGTGTTCTAATTCTTCATCGTTAGCAGAGACTTTTTCGATGATCACATCTTTAATTCTTACAATTTCAACTGCTTCCATTTTTCTCCTTTCGTGTTATACTTTAGATGAATATTTTGTTGAGCGCCTGACTTCTGTTAGGTGCTTTTTTACGCTACCGAATTTTAAAATCTTCAATAACCCGAGCAATGAACTGATTTGCTTGTGGATTTTTCAGCTTACCGTTCAGGATATTAGTTACATCTTGACGAGCCATGCTATACTGTACCGCTAGCGTCGCCATCGTCAAATTGTGTTCTTTCAGATAATCTCTGATTTTTTGACGTCCACCATCCATGTTTGGCATAAGCACCCCTCCTTTCTTTTTTTCTCTCCTCGCTTTCTGCTTCAATTGTTAAAGTCGAAGCTATATAAATTTTACACATGGCTATTCAAGGCGCGTTTCGTGATTTCGTCTTGGATAGCCTTTGTCATTGCTAAGCCATGTTCTGAAAAACTAGTGTTTTTAGAAACTAACAAAATTGCTTGCGAATATGTCTCAGATTGTTGAATAGCTTCATCAGCTACCTTCTCAACAAAACTTTGAATATCGTTTTTTAGATTCTCTAAAGATATTGGAGACACTTCTTTTTTCGACATTCATCTTCCTCCTTTTCTTTGTAAGTTAAAAAATTGATTATTTTTAACGAAAATTGTTGTCTGCTCTGACTTTTAGCAAATAGAACCTTTACAAATCTTCTTACATTTAGTATAATAACGTCACCTTTATAACAGAAAAGAGCTGATGCAAATTGGCAGAATTTTTGAAAGGTACTGTGTCTCAGTAAGCTTTATTCTTCGTTTCGCAAAAAGCTAGTCACTTATGCCGGATTAGTCAACGTTAGTAAGACTCAAAACATTTATGACTTTAAAGAAGAATATCCTTAACCAACTGCAGTGCGAGGTGCGGATACTTGCCAAGAGTTGCGTGTCACTGCTTCTGGCCTGAGCAGACAATTTCCGTAGCGTATTCTATGAAGCAGATAGAATACGTTTTTTATTTTGTAAGAAAAAAAGTTAGAAATTTTATAAAATGCTTGACAACTTTTACACCATAGTGTAAAATGAAGGCATAATTAAAAACCTTGATAAAACCTTGTATCTATCAATTTTCTTGCTCGCCAAAGCTATTTATTTTAGATAAGTTTTAACTTCGTTTTTTACTAACTTATTAACTTACAAAAACTATTTTACACTTTAGTATTATTTTTGTCAATATAAAATAACACTTTTTTATAAAATATTTTTTGTCATGTCTTAGAAAAGGTAATATGACAATGTTTTCCACACTTGAAAAGATTAAGGAACTTGCCCAAAAACAAGGAATAAGTCTTCAAAAAGTTGCCGAAGATTTAGGCTATAGTATAAATTACCTCTATACTTTAAAAGAAAAGACTCCTAAATCTGACCGCCTACAAGAAATCGCCGACTACTTCAACGTGTCCACCGACTACTTGCTTGGTCGCACGGATAATCCAGCTATCGCCAAGGACGATACAATCGCAGGGTATACATCAGACGACCTCCGAAAGATGGCAGAGAATGCAAAAACATTCGATGGCAAGCCTCTTACAGAAGAAGACATCGACGCCATCCAGAACATCATCGAGATTTATTTGAGAGGTAGATAGTATGACAAGTATTCCAATGAAAAAGAATCCGTTCAGAGAAAAGATGACAGCAATCAGGATTGTCAATCCTGAAACTTCTCAGTTTCTAGGAACGATCACTAATTTTGATATGTTTCCTGGTTCAACATCTTTGATTGCTTTTCTAGATTTTTTTAATCTAAGACCCGATACAGACTATATCTTATCTCTAACTGCCCACTTCCCTGACGGTACGTCCTACCCTGTTCATGCTACGAGAATAAATATTGCAAGGCAGGGCTTTGTTTTGCTAGAAGATGGCTTTGGGATGGCTACTGGAAATTTCAGCTTTAATTTTACGATACAGAACCCAAGTGATTTTTTCTTTTTCTTCGTCTTGATGGACGAAAACGGTCAGGAAGTAGATACAGCATATAGTTATCATCATTTTGGAAAGTGGGGGTAAACAATGCCGGAGACACAAGATAATTTCAAACCTACCCCTTCCAATGTTTCTTCAATTCACGCTTCTAAATCTTCATTGAAAACTGTACCCATACAAAATCGTGGTATAATGGAGTCAGAAATGTTATCGGAGGAAAATATTATGTCACAAGATACTTACAGCAAATCTGAAATCGACTTAAAACTTGATAAAATTAATTCTGACACCCAGCATGGATTCGAGAAAATTGATTTAAAAATTGATCAACTCAGACAAGAAATGCGTAGCGGATTTGAAAAAATCGACTTGAAATTTGAACAAGTTGATTTAAAATTTGATAATTTCGAGAAACGTGTAGAGACTATGTTTCTAACTCAAGAGAATAAGAGATTAGAAGAGCAAGCTAAAAGCAAAAAAGAGTTCATGTATTGGTTTATCGGATTGTTAGTTAGTACTTTACTGGGGATACTAGCAATCATCGTAACCATTTTAACAACAAAATAACACAAAAAGGATGATAGCCTATGACTATTGAAAAGCTAGTAGACTCGCACGGTGTCACTCTCGCTTACTTTGATAATGACCTCTGGCATAGACCTGGAGTTTATATCAAAGAAATCAGTATTATCTTTATAAACCGTGAACTGTCCGAAGACGCAAAAAAACGGGTCATATACCACGAATTAGGACATCTGGAACATTCTACTGCACTATATCAAAACAACCACACTAGGTGCGAGAATGAAGCTAATAGACATATGATCCATAAGTTGCTAGAAGAAGAACTCTCACTATCAGATGACCATCAATCATTCAACTATCTTCATTTCATGCAAAAACATGAACTTAGAACAGTCGCAGACGAATTGATGGTCATTGACGAATATTATGAATTGATAGGATAGTTCATCAGAATAACTATAAAAACAAACAGAGGAGCAATAATTTTAACTGCGATATATAATTCAAAATAAAGGAGAATACCTATGAAAAAAGCACTTATAACATCAGCTATCTTACTTACTGCTACTTTTACTCTCGCAGCTTGTTCTAGTAATCAATCTGCTACAAAAGGTAGCTCGGAGCAACCAAAAACGGAACAGTCTGAAGCTAAAGAAACAAAGGCAAGTGAAAAGCCTGCTTCTAAAAAATCGAAAAGTTTAGATGACTTCAAGAAAGCGCTAGAAGATAATGGTTTTACCATTGAACGAGAACAAGAAAAATCATCTTCGCTAGTACAAGCAAAAGATGGTAAAGGATTTGTTTTACCAGATGGAAGCTCAGTAGAAGTATATCAGTACGAGGAAAACAATCCATACTTTGCGACAATCAAGAAAGATAAAAAACTACTTGATCAGCCTGTTACAATTTACGGTGATTTCGTTGTTATGATTGTTAACCCGACTGACTCAAAAGATAAGATTTTAGATAGCTTCAAAGGATTTGAATAATAAAAAATCCCCACACTCTCGGTCGGCAAACTTCTGAGTGTGAGGAAATCGTCTATAAGAAACAACCATTCAAAAGGTCGTTTTCTTATACCCATTTTAACAAAAAAGTGAGGTAAACGCAATGTGGATAGAAGAACTTCCCAACGGAAAATACAAATTTTTTGAGCGATATAAAGATCCATATACTGAGAAATTAAAAAAAGTTTCAGTGACCATGGAGAAGAAAACTCCCCAGGCAAGAAATCAAGCTGCTATCTTGCTGCAGGAAAAGATAAAACAAAAGTTAGGAGAAAAACAACATTTTGTTTCTGATATAACTTTTGAAAAACTATATGAGGAATTCGAGGAGAATTGGAAACACGGTGTTAAAAATTCAACAGTCTATGCTTCAAAAAATGTAAAAAAAGAGATTTTAAAGCAGATAGAGGGCGACTACCTAGTTAGAAATATTGATAGACGTTTATTACAAAAAGTAATAGATCAACTATTACAAGACGGGAGATCTCATAACTATGTTTCTAAAATCAAGTTCAAGCTCAATCAGATAATGAAATTCGCTATCAGAATGAATTATATTGATACAAATGAAATGCTATTTGTTGAAACGCCTAGAAAAGTAATTACATCCGACGAACTCAGGAAGAAAAACACAAAATACTTAGACCAAAAAGAGTTTAAGTTATTCATCCAAAATTTAAAAGACGAGGCCCTATGTGATTATCGAATTACAAAGTATATCCGAATAGCTAAAGTTCTTTTTCTTACTGGCATGAGGTATGGAGAACTAGCAGCCTTAAACTACAAGGAGGATATAGATTTTTCTAAAAAGACTATTCACATCAAGCATACATACGATTTCAGACAAAAAGAGAGAACTACACCAAAGACAATCAAGTCCGATAGGGTTATAACAGCACCTCAAAAAGTGTTAGATATTATCAAAGAGCAAATAATAGAGAATGCGACAAATGGATTTGATACAGATTTTATTTTCATCAATACTCTAGGAGAACCAATAACAAATGCCAGGGTTATTTGTGCATTGAAAAGACATGGTCAAAAAATCGGCATAGAAAAAAATATAACTACACATACATTTAGACATTCTCACATATCCCTACTTGCTGAGCTAGGCATTCCTTTGACTGCCATCATGGATAGAGTAGGACATAGTGACTCAAAGACCACACTAGAGATTTATTCTCATGTCACCCAAAAAATGGTATCAGACATATCTAGCAAGTTAGACAAGATAAAATTTTAAATTGTGCCCCTCGTCTGCCCCTTTTTATCATATAAGACAAACAAAAACCCTTTAAAGTGTTGATATTAAAGGGTTTTTAAGTTGTACGAAAAAAGAGCACACAA